ATCTCAATGCTTGCTTACCATCTCCTCTCCGTTCCAAATATTGAGCATGAGTCTCCCAAGAAGAGATAAGCTCAAGCATCTGGGACATCGGGTGATCCAGCATCTGCTGTAGCCTTCGTCTGCGTCTGATACCTTGAGGATCATTAAGCTTATAGATCTCTGTAATGATAGTTGCCTCATCCAGATGCTTATCTACCATATTAGCTATGGTTCCCATCTCCATCCAATCCTTTGGAGTAGCCACAGAACTGGAGACCTTTATCATCACATCCTCTGGGATATCGGTAGGCTGCAACTTCTCTACGAACTTACCCTTTACCTGGAATACTCTTCGGGAAGACTTCAGCTTGGACAACCAGAATCTGTCTCCTTCTGATACTACAAAATGCTTACCATCCATATAGGGATATAGAATCTGATTAGCGGAACTGCTGGCTAGAAGGCTCAGGGCATAGCCTGTCTGTCCTTCCACCATACCATAGACTGCATTGTTAAATGAACCCTTCTGATATTCCCTCCTTAACTCCATCAGGTTAGCCTGTATCTCAATGGGGATTGCTGGAGGAGGAACCCTGTTAAGACCAGCTTCACCAGGAGCATAGTGGAATAAAGCTCCTCTTTGTCTTAGTTGCTCTGGGGAAGCTTTAGGAGTTGCACTGAACTCTTGAGTAACAGGCTGGGCTGTATCCCTGAGTATCTGGGATATCATAGACTTCCACTTGTTGAAATGCTTGGCTACAGTCAGATTAACTTCTA